AATGGAAGATGGTTCTAAAATTATTATAGATCCTAAACAATCTGCTGAATCTATTCAAAAAATTCAAAACCAAGATTATGCAAATCTAACATTTACAGATACTTCGGGTAAAACGCATAAATTAACTAAATTTAAAAAAACACCAGAATTTGGAGGAAAAATTGATGACACTAAAATAATGGAATCTGCTCATTGCTATGCTTTAGCAATAGCTTACTATGTTAAACAAGGTCCTATTGATGAGGATGACTTATTAGGTGCTACCAGTTCAGAACAGTTTGCACAAGCGGCACAGTATGTAGATGTTGATGCTGAACTTGATGAAATAGAGGAATTTTTTGATAGAAAAGAAGCTTGGTATCTTTCTATAGTTAAAGCAACTAATAAAATATATGAATTATTTCCAAACAAAAATTATACAATACACAGAAATTCAGAAACTGTAGAAATGTTATATAATGCTTTTAGATATTCTTTAGAAAAAAAAGTAGATAAATCACTAGATTTTAGTGATATGAAAGATGATAAATGGAATCCTGCAGATATTTGGTTAATAAATGATAAAGTTGACCCTGAAGAATTTTCAGGTAATGTAGAAGTATTAAATGGGCAAATTGCTGATTTATATGAAGATGGAGATATGGTAGGAATATCATTAAAAATGATAAGTAAAAAAAATCCAGCAATAGAAAAAGTATATAATGACCCAGGGGTAGACCCTGAAACATACACATATGAAGGGTATAAAACCACAATAGGATCTGCAGGTGCTGACATAATATTTACAGGAGGATCAGCAACAGCTAGAATGTTCCAAACAACAAAAGGATTTGCTGTAGAAATAAAAGGAATAGCCGCTCAAGGAGGAAAAGCGGGATTAGGAGCTGTAAATAATGTTTTAAAACGTAATGGTTTAACTCCTTTACCATCAGATATTCAAAAAGAATTAGATGCTTTTGAGGCTAATAGTGAAGGTCATTACAATAAACTATATTATTTAATAGATAGATTTGTACCAGGAGGAATATCAAAAGAAAATTTTAAAAAAACATATGAATCTTCTGATTTAGCATGGAAAATAGGTAACTATTATAGTTTAGAACTTATACAAAGATTAGAAGACAACCAACCAGAACCTACTAACGAAATATTAGATGATATTATACGATATGCTTACTCTACTACTAAAGACTCATCTAAGTTTGTAAAAATATCAGGATAAATTTGGTTTTGCAGAATCCCTTTACTACATAACATAAAAATACAACAATTATGAGATACGAAAGACAAGTTAATGGTGCTTTAGACAACATGGATGTTAGTTTAAACAAATTATATATGCTAATTAAAAATGGTAAACAAAAAGAAGCTCTTGAATTTATGGAAAACGGAGAGCTTAAAGAAAAATTTGCCGATTTACGAAGTATGATTACACTATCATATACAAATCCTTTAGGAGCTAGAGGAGCTTCAAATACAGGTATACTTTAATAAAAAATAGGTTATGTTATCAGCAGAAAAAATCCAATCAAATTGGGAACGCTATCTCAATGAAATAAAAGCAAATATATCTAAAGAACGAACCGATATATTAATTCCTTTTTTAGAAAAATTTGACGAACGAATAATGATGATGCCTGCCGCAGCTAAAAATTGGCATCATTCAGCATTTGCGGGTGGTTATGTTGACCATGTATTACGTGTATATGATTGCGCAAATGAGTTATATAAAACGTGGAAAAAAATGGGAGGTGATATATCCACATATACAATTGAAGAAATGCATTTCGTCGCTTTATTCCATGATTTAGGCAAGATGGGTCAGCAAGAAGGTGAATATTATCAACCAAATGATTCACAATGGCATATAGATAAATTAGGTCAAATTTATAAGTTTAATACCGATATTCCTGCTATGAAAATACCAGAACGATCTTTATTTTTATTGCAACAAATAGGATGTATAGTATCTCAAAACGAATATATAGGAATTAAAATACACGATGGTTTATATGATGAAAGTAATAAATTTTACTTTATGTCAGGTATGAAAGAAACTAAATTAAGATCACATTTACCCTTATTAATGCATCAAGCTGATCATATGGCAGCTCAAATTGAGTTTGAAATATGGAATAATGCAACAGATGCTGTCCCTAAACAATCAAAACCTAAAAATGGTACTAAAGGGGATAAAACAATGAGAAATGCTAAAAAAATAAATACTAAAAATAATCCGAATTTATCTAATGCTACTTTAGATGTTATAGATTCGTTTTTTAAAGACTAAATTATGGGCTGGATAATATCAACAATAATACTTATCATAATTGTAACCTCAATGAGTTTTGCTCTTATGAATTTAATAAAAAAGAATGAAACTTTAGAAGACTTCATTGCAAAACAGAGCGAAGCTATAAACGAATGTGATTCAAGACTAAAACAAATTGATGATAAAGGCATATTCTATGCAGATGATGAAATAGGATGGTTTTTTAAAGAACTAAAAAAAATACAAGAAGCTCTAAACGAATTTACCCTTAAATAAAATATGACAAACCAAACCAAAATTAAACTGGAATCAGACTCTATTCCTCCTCCTAAAAAAAAGAGAGGAAGAAAAAGAACAAAAAAAAGATACTTTACTGAAGATACAGACTTAGCTATAAAACAATATTTAGAATCCTCTAACCAAGATGAAAGAGATTACATATATAAAACTCGTATTCATTACCCTTTTTATAAACTAGCAGAAAATCTTATCCATACTTTTAAGTTTTACTATACAGAAGTAGATAATTTAGAAGACCTAAAACATGAAGTAATTTGTTTTCTCTTAGAAAAATTAGACTATTTTGACCCATCTAAAGGATCAAAAGCTTTTTCTTATTTTTCTATTGTAGGTAAAAACTACCTCATTCTTTATAATAATAACAATTATAAGAAGAAAAAAATAAAAACAGATGTTATGGCTGCAGATGAAGATAGTAGTGTTATACATTCATTAGGTAGAGATGAAAGAAAAAAAGAATTAAAAGATTTTATAGATTACTTTACTGCATATGTAGATAAACATATGTTTACTATGTTTAAAAAAGATAACGATAGAAAAGTTTGTGATGCTGTAAATACTCTCTTTAAACGTAGAGAAAATTTAGAAATTTTTAATAAAAAAGCACTATATATTTATATTCGCGAAATGACTAATGTAGAAACTCCAGTTATTACTAAAGTAACAAAATACTTAAAAAAAATATATAAAAAACTCCATAACGAATATCGTGATACGGGATATGTAAGGATTTAAATCCTTTTATATTTATAATAAACCGTTAAATATGGACTCATTAAACCAAATAATTTTTGATGATAAAAGTTTTTCTGACTTATTAAAAGAAATTCACAAAAATCAATCAAAAAAATCAAAACAATTAGCTTCTTTAATTGCTGAATTGCGTCCTCTTATTACTTCTTTAGGAGATGCCACTGTAGTAGTACCCTTAATTAAAGAATATATGGAAATCAGCGTTAAAAATGACGACCAACTAATAAAAATGGCTGCTATAGTACAACGCTTATCTACAGGAGCTACTTCTAGTGGCGATGGGGGATTATTAACAGAAGAAGAAATGGAACAACTTCAGAATGTAGCAGAAGAAATATCAAAAACTGTTGAAAAACCTAAACAATTAGAAGAACCTAAAGAAGAATAGATAATGTATATAGGAAAAGTACAACTTATTATATTAGATGCCTTAGACGCAAAATATTATTCTACTTTAGGAGAAGAAGATTCTATAGGTAGTATTCTTTTTACTTGGTTAGGTCAAGATGAACCAGCAACTGATAATTATGGAAGTTGTCATGTTGCAAGACCACTACATTTCAACTTGTCACATTATCCTGTAAGAAAAGAATTAGTACATATATATCCTGCTCCTAGTTCTGAATACAATAATAATGAAGCCGAAATATGGTATTATGGCTCACCTATATCTCTTCATCAAGCTCCTCAAGGATCCCCTTTACCAGGACAATTAAATGTATATAATTCAGATTATGAACAAGGTAGAACTTTTAAAATAAAAGAAAATATACAACCTTTAAGACCATATGAAGGAGATATAACTTTTGAAGGTCGATGGGGAAATAGTATAAGATTTGGATCTACAACAAATAACTCTTCAGAAAGCACTACTCATCAAAATTCTTGGAGCAATGAAGGAGAACCTGGTGAACCTATTACTATAATTAGAAACGGACAAGGAACAAAAGATAGAGGAGAATCTTTTGAACGTATAGTTGAAAATATAAATGATGATGACTCTAGTATATATTTATGTTCTAGACAACAAATATCTGATTTTATACCTGCATCTACAAACGATGGGTCTTATGGTTCAGCAGTAAGTATTTTTACTACAAAAGTAAAAGCTCCTAAAATACAAAATAATGATTTAAATGATAATGTAGAAGAAGATATAGTATTAAGTGAATCTCCTAATTTAGTTCCTCTTGAATTACAAACAGAAAACGAATTACAATATTTAGAAGATTCAGAAACAGCATTTTACGATATAGCTCCTACAGAAGAACAAATAATACTCCCACAAACTATATTTTCTTTACCAGAAACCTATATAGTTCCTGCAGGAGTAAATTTAAGTGAAATATTAGGATAATATGGCAAGATTTAATAAATATGAACAAATATATAGTGAAGTTGCTATAATGAAAAGTATCAATAACTACCCGGGGGTTGATGTTGGTACTGATCCTCTTCTTACTGAAGATTTTATATGGCATAATTTACAACAAGTACATATGTATTGCATAGGACCCCTTATAGATGCTTTTGGAGATATTGCTATTAAATCTGCATATAGAAGTAAAGCATTAAATTCACAACTTTCACCTCCAGGAGTTGAAAACTCCCAACATATTAAAGGATATGCAGTAGATTTTATTAGTATAGGTAGATCTACATCTGTATTATTTAATTGGTGTGTTAATAATTTACCTTATTTTACTCAATTAATATGGGAATATCCTGAAAGAGGCCAATATAGTCAAAATAATACAAATAGTTCATGGATTCATATTTCCTATAATGAGTATAGTCTCCCAAAAACATTATCTATTTCTTCTGAAAAAGATACAGTTCATAGTTTTTATGAAAGTGAGAATACAACAAGATCAGGTAATTTTACCCATGATATAAATAAACCTGCATTAGATGCAGTAATTGAATAATATGGGATTAGAATCACACGCAATAGTACAAGGAGATTGGAATATGGCTACCAGGATATCGATGGCGGCTGCTTCTTCTTATGTACCACAAAGTCCACAAACTTATATAGGTAATCAAGTTATATTAAATTCAGATAGATTAGTATTTAATGCTAAAAGTGATAGTATACTTCATTTTGCAGATAAGGGTATAGGATTTAGTACTAATGGGGGGTTTAATTTTGATGGAGGAGTTCAATCTAGGTTTGTAATAAATACTACTTATGTATTTTTAGGAATGGATAATATTACAGGTTTACCTGAACAACCTGCAGTTCTTGGATTTGAATTACTTGATATTTTAGATGACATTATAGATGTTATAGGTCAAGTAATTTTTGGTGTTCAATATGGGGTTTCATACAGAGTAAATGACTCTGAATTTACATCTTCAGGTGGTCCAGAGACTATGATAGGAGGAGAAGCAAATGAAAAAGCTTTTAAAATAACTAAAGATAATATGAAAATTCTTAAACAAAGACTTGTAGATATGTTAAGTAAAAAAGTAAAAATAGCATAGCCATGGCTTTAAATAGACAAATAAGAAATATAGTAATATCTCAAATTACCCCTCAAATAAATAGGGGTAAACAATGGTTAATGAAAGAAGTTAAAAAGAAACTTTTAGAACAACAACAGAAACTCCCAACAGCAAAAAGTATACAAGAAGACTTAAAAGTAGATGTAAACGAAGAAACATGCAGTGAAAAAGGCATGGAAAAATGGAACGAAAAATATGATGAAATTAATGATATTTTAGTTACTGCAAAAAATATACTTGAAGGGTCATTAGAACAATTTGACAAATATTTAGATAAATTAGGAAAATTAGTAGAAGGAGTAGAAGGATGTTCAGAAGAAACAGGTTCAGAAGACCAACCTGCAGGTCCTTTAGGAAAAATTCAACGTATATTATGTAAAATAGAACCTATAATGGAGATATTACGAATAATAGTAGCATTAGCTCCTCTTTTACTATTAACTTTTACTGCTATGTTTTCAAATGCTACTGCAGAAGATAAAATTACATCATCAAGAGACAATGCTAGAAAGGCTATATTAGGATATGCAAATCTTATTATTGCAATCCCCCCTATGATACAAAATATTATAGACATGGCTCTGCTTACATATAATAAAATGTTAGCTTTTAGAGAAAGAGTAGCAGGTATAAGGGACCAAGCAGTATCAATGGCTGTTTATTTACAAAGCTTACGTAACCAACATGAATTAAATTGTAATAACTTTTTAGCTGCTCAAAGTGACACAGATGATTTTGATGGATTTGATAATGGAGATACAGATACTCAAGACACAGATGATTATGATAATGATAATAATAATAATGATGGGAACAACTGGGTAGGAGACCCTACAAGAGGATTTGCAACTTATGACGATGCCATAACTTGGTATAATGACCATTATCAAAATATTCTTCAAACATTATTATCACAAAATAATCTCGTAGCTGTTGAAAGACTAGTAAAACTTGACGCACAATTTAGAGAACAATATAACCTATCATTCACTCAAGTTAATATTAGTCCAAATCAGCTGCAATAATTTAAAAAAAAACTATATTTATAACAAATAACAATTTTATATGAAAGCAAAAACATTTGAAAATCTAATTAGAAAAGTAGTTAGAGAAGAAATTGATTACGCATTACGCAGAGAAATTAAATCTTTAAAAGAAGACTTAAGAGACGAAATTAAACCTCAAATAATAGAACAACAACAATCTTCTAACTTACCAGTATCAGAAGAAACACAAAATACTTTAAAAGAAAAAATTATGGGTAAAGCCCCTATAAAAAAGCCACGCCCAAATACAACCTTTTCAAGTAATAGTACTTTAAATGACCTCTTAACAGAAACAGCAATGGGGGATACAAATACAGAAACAGCAAACGCTCCTGTAAGTTTATCTTCTCCTTTTTCAAGTGGAGCCCCTTTACCTATGGATACAGCAGGTATGCCTACTGAAGTAGCTAATGCAGTAACAAGAGATTATAGTGATTTGATGCAAGCAATAAATAAAAAAAAGGGATAATAAACAATGCCTATAATAAAAGAACATAAAAGAATAAACCCCTTAGATCAAAACAAAAATGTTACGATAGGAGTAGGATTCCCTATAGATGAAAAAAATTTTTTTAATGGGACTAAACTTATGTCTGAACAAAATAAGGCTAATCTTATTAATTTACTTTTAACCCAACCCGGAGAAAGAGTAAATTTACCTAAATATGGAATAGGAATAAAAAAATATCTATTTGAATCTAATTTAAATTTAGATTTATTAAAATTAAGAACAAGAAACCAAATAAGAACCCATATCCCTAATATAAGTTTAGAAGAAATGACAGTTAAAAAAAATGACGACAATGAACACTTACTTCATCTGACTATTATTTATAAAAATTTATTAAATAATAAATCAGATGTTATACAATTAAATTTTAGATAATATGGCTTATAATAAAGTATCAAATAAATTTCAAAGTAAAGATGTTAAATATCTAAATAAAGATTTTGATTCTTATAAAAATCAACTTATAGAGTTTGCTAAAACTTATTTTCCTCAAAATTTTAATGATTTTAGTGAAGGAAATCCAGGTATGATGTTTTTAGAAATGGCTGCTTACGTAGGTGATGTATTATCTTTTTATACTGATACTCAAATGCAGGAAACTTTCCTATCTTTAGCACAAGATAGAGAAAATTTATATAATATGGCTCATGCGATGGGATATAAACCCAAAGTAACAACAGCAGCTAGTGTAGACTTAGAAATATCACAATTAGTACCTTCTAAAATGTTAGATGGGGCATATGTACCTGATTATGACTATGCTACAGTTATTATGGCTAATGCTACTTTTACTTCTACTGATGGGCCTACATTTTATACTACACGTGATTGTGATTTTACTTATTCTTCTTCTTTTGGACAAACTACATCAAGCATATATCAGTATGATTCAAGTATGAATCCTGAATACTATATTTTAACAAAAACAGTCCCCGCTATATCTGGTGAAGTAAGATCTCAAAATATTACAATAGGTTCTGCTACAAAATTTAAAACTATAACTCTATTTGATACTGATATAATAGCTATAGATTCTATTACAGATGGAGAAGGTAATGAATGGTCTGAGGTTGATTTTTTAGCTCAAGATACTATATTTGAAAAGGTCCCAAATAATGAAGCTAATGATCCTTCGTTAAGCCAATACTCCCATCAAACTCCTTACTTATTAAAAACAAAACAAGTCCCTAGAAGATTTATATCTAGAGTTAAACCTAACAATAGGATAGAAATTCAATTTGGAGCAGGTACAAGCACACAATCTGATGAACTAATTGTTCCTAACCCAGATAATATAGGACTAGGTATTAAAGATGGAAGAAATAAATTAGATACTTTTTATGATCCTTCTAATTTTCTTCATACAAAAGCTTATGGCCAAGCCCCTGCAAATACTACCTTAAATATAAAATATATAGCAGGAGGGGGGTTAGGAGCTAATGTAAATAGTAATACTATTGTTAATAAAGAAACTCTACAGGTTAACTTTAAACCTAACCTAGTTTCAAGTATGAAAAACTTTATAAATAGTAGCATAACTGTTACTAATCCAAAAGCAGCAAGAGGAGGAAGTGATGGTGATAGTATAGAAGATATAAGACTAAATACTATGGCTAATTTTTCTACTCAAGGTAGAACAATAACTAGAGAAGATTATATTATAAGAGCCCTATCTATGCCTCCACAATTTGGGAGTGTAGCTAAAGCATATATCGTTCAAGATGATCAAATAGCTTTAAATCCAGGTTCTTATAGTTTAGAACATCGTATTCCTAACCCTTTAGCTATGAATTTATATGTTATGGGGTATAATTCTAGTAAAGAATTAGCTACCTTAAATACAGCTACAAAAACAAATTTAGCTACATATTTAGAAGAATTTAGAACTTTAACAGATGCTATTAATATTAAGGATGCTTTTGTAATTAATATAGCTATTGATTTTGAAGTTACTGCTTTTAAAAATTATAACAACCAAAGTGTAATATTAGATTGTATTAATGAATTAAAAAGCTATTTCAATATAGATAAATGGCAAATAAATCAACCTATAATTATTACAGATATTAAAAACGTAATAGGAGGAGTAAAAGGAGTTCAAACAGTTGAAAGTGTTACATTTTCAAATAAATCAGGAGCCCTTTCAGGATATTCTCAATATAAATATCCTTTAGATACAGCAACTAAAAATGAGGTAATTTACCCCTCATTAGACCCAAGTATTTTTGAATTAAAATACCCTAATACAGATATTAAAGGACGCGTAACAACATACTAATATGGCATATTATTTTATATTTCCGGAAAAAGATACAACCCTATATAGTCATCCTGATAGATCAGATATGAATGCAGGAAGTGATGAAATCTTAGAAATAACCAAAGAACAAGGATCAACAGATAATTATTTATATCCCTCAAGAATATTAGTTCAATTTTCTAATGATGATATTAAAGGAGCTATTGAATCTATGGGACATGATGTTTTTAATAGATCAGATTCTGCAGGCCCTATTACAGCTAGTTTACAACTTACATCAGCGGAACCCAAAAATTTAGTACATATTTTAAATGTACATGCTTATGCAGTTTCTCAATCATGGAGAGAAGGTACAGGAAGATATTCTAACTTACCTACAAGTTCAAATGGAGCAACTTGGATACATAGAGACAATGATACAACAGCAACTAAATGGATAACTTCTAGTTTCCAAATATTTTCTACAGGATCTATAAGCTCATCAGGGGTACAACTTACCCAAGGAGGTGGAGTATGGTATACAGGTAGTGGTTTTGAATATGCTCAACAGTTTTTAACTGGAGACTCTTTAGACACTAGTTTTAATATAAAAGATACAGTCAAAAAATGGAGTGCAAGTTTATACAGTGAAAGTACTTATCCTGATGGAATACCTAACTATGGAATAATACTTAAAAAACCAAACAATGTAGAAGCTAATACATCTAGTAGTTTTGGAGAATTACAATATTTTTCTGTAGACACACATACTATTCACCCTCCTAAATTAGCCTTTATATGGGATGATAGTACTCACACTTATCAAGCTTCAGCTAAAACTAGTGGTGATTTACAAGTATCTTTATACAGAAATAAAGAACAATATAATCAAAATGATATAGCTACTTTTAGAATCCATGTAAGAGATAAATACCCAACAAGAAGATTTACTACAACTTCAAATTATTTAGATAAAGGTTATTTTACTACTTCATCTTACTATAGTATAAGAGATGCACATACAGAACAAGAAGTAATCCCTTTTGATGATAAAAATACAAAATTAAGCGCTGATAGTAATGGAATGTATTTTAAAGTATATATGAAAGGACTTCAACCAGAAAGATATTATCGTGTTTTGTTTAAACATAAAAATAACGACGGAACAACTATATATGATAATGATTATTATTTTAAAGTTGTAAGATAATGGCAAACCAACAGTTAGATTTAAAAAAAAAAGTAATTAGCAGTAAATATGCTAATTCTATTTATCAAACATCTTTTTCTAATTTAGCACAAACTCCAGAATATATAGACAACCAATTAGCTAATGAAAAGGTAGTACTTTATTACAATGAGTTATTTTATAAAATCCCAAAACAGGGAACAAAATCACACAGACAAATAGTAGAAACAGAACATTTACATCTTCATGTGCAAGAAAATGAAAATCTTGACAACCAAATAGATCAACTTTTAGAAAATCAAGAAGAACTTTTAAATATATTAAACGATTTACAAAACCCTATTGTAGATTCTCACCCCTTATATGAAAATGGTTCTTTTATAACAGCAGGAGCTCAAGGGACTCCATTTGATTTTTTTGAAAATCAATCTTATTTAATGCAAGAGGGTAAAAAAAGAAAAATAGACCATACATCATTTAATGGAAATCTATATAAAACTATTAGAAAAAGTTTAAGTTTACCTATAGAAGAAGATAGTGGTTTTTATTTTATTTCTTTAGAAGAATTAAATGCTATTCCTGATGGTCCTGATATTAATAACTATTTAGACTTAAATTTAAAAGGAGACCAACTAAACATAACAGATCTTGAAGATTTATCTTTATCTATAGTTGATTATTACCCTTACCATGAAGTAACCCTTTATTGTTATGGAACGGAACAATCAGATTTAACTGCAGCTCAAATCGAAGCAGGAGGAACTGATTCTTTTCTTACTTCTTCACCCTGTGAAATAACATATTTATATAATGTTTTAGATTTTAATGATGAACCTACCTTAATAACAGAAACTATTCCTAAAGGACATTTTAAAAAAATTCAATTTATTAGAAAAACATCAGACTCCTCTATGTGGCCCGTAAATATAGACTCATTATATGAACTTTATGGTTTTGATGGAATAGAAACTGCTGATGTAGGAGGAGGTGTTTATTATAATGGAAATTTTTTAAGTAACTATGTAAAAAAATGGGGTAAAGATAAAAAATACGCTGGGGTTTTAAATGCAGTAGGTAGAATCAAATCAAAAGAACACCACCCTGAAAGCACATCTACTATAGAATTATTTAATGGATTACCAAATACTTGGGAGGTTATAGAACCTTTAGGAGATGATTGGGCAACAACAGATGCATTTCTTGATGATTATGGAAATCCTAGCGGTTTAACTACAATAACAGTATATGGTACCCCTAAAATAAATGCTCCTGGATCAGGAATGTGGGGAGGTTTAAACCAAAGCCCTATACTTCAAGCCTTATTTAACGATACAAATTTTGAATATTACAAACAATCAGTTTCTATAGCAAAAGAAGCAGGAATATCCTTTAGACCTAATGATTGGGCTTTAGAACTTAATTTAATAGGAGGTTTAAATTGGGAAGCATTTGATGCTCAGGGTAATTTTGGAGGATATAGAACTAGTGCTTTTATTAATTATCAAAATGGTAATTTTAAATTGTATAATGAAGGAAAAACATTCCAAATATATGGTCAACCTATATATGAATTTGATAATTCTTATTTTGTATTATGTGACGTAATAGATTTTAGGTTAACATATGGTAATGTTAATCAGTATTTTCATCCATGGGAAGCTTATTTTGTAGGATCAGCTGCATATAACTATATGTTTGGAGATTTAGGTTGGTTAATAGGCCATGATACAAATCATCTTAACCATCCATCAAGTGCTACAGTATTTACAGTAGATGAATTTTCTATATTTAATGCTATGGCAGAAATTACAGATGCTTTAGAAATAACAAATCCAGCAGAAAATATCACAAATCAATATTCAGCCTTTAATGGCATGATTGATCACCAAGCTCTTAATGCATTGATGGTAGAATTATTTAATTTAAATAATGGACAAACTCCTAATTATTCAGATTCAAATGCCTCTAATTATGGGTATACACTTACAGATAATTTTTTTGATGCAGGTTCAGGACAAGGAAATCCTATACCTCCTGGATTTTTTCAAGGATTAGTAGAAGGAACTTATGATAATTATTTATCTGAAGCTTTAGCTCCTCAAACTCCTTTTAGTCAACAGTTTGCACAAATAGGATTTGGTACAAAATATGAAAATATAGGATACCCTATGTCTCTTTTTAATTTAGCAGGAAAAAATGGTAGTTATATGCTTTTTTATGATTTAAAAGCAAAAGAATTTTGTTTAAAAACAGACCTAGAAATGACATCTAAATTATCTAATAATAATTTCGATGGTGGTTATCATAATGTAGATCAAAGTATAATAGGATATAAAACCTTAACTGCTGATCAAACATATGCAAATCCGGATGTTACTCCTTACGCTACTCCTTATAGGATTAAATATAGTTTATTTAAATCTTCTGCAGTTGCTTATGTAGGTCTTCAAGGATATGGACAAGCATGTTATACAAATTCAGATAATGTAGAAGTAGGCCCTTATTGGACTGCTTATAATGGTCATGCGTTGTTAGAAAATGGAGGTCTTAATAATTTTGGAGATAGATTATTTCTTAGTAAATATAATATATATCCATATGTTAGTATGTTTGTTAATGGGTATTTAAAAAATGCACATAATGGATATTCACATGATAATTACTTTAACCCTAATACAGGTGGAACTAATGGAACTCAGTTAGGAGGAAGCAATGTACTATATAATCCTCAAGGAGGAATAGTTAATCAATTAGGAACTAATACTTCTATTTTACAATATGGGGGAGGAGGAGCATCTCCAGGAGTAGAAAACGGAGTATGGGTAGGTTATCAATATCCATAAAAAATAAAATATGTCAGAAAATCATACATCAGGTTCAATAAATAATTATAAGTTAAATAAAAGGCTTTATGGAGCAAATGTTGCTAGAAATGCTTTAGATAGGGCTTTTATTGAGTTTTTACCTAAACCTAGAACTGTTGATGAATTTTTTGAACTATATAATGAATTTTTTTATATATTACCTACCGATACTCATCAAGAATTTTTTGATAGAAGTAGAATTTATGCTTGGCCCGATTGGGAAAACCCAAGATTAGCACAAATAAGAGATCTTGAAGCTGAAATAGAACAAATACAAGAACAAATCGATTCATTAGAAAGAAGCCATCCTATAATTCCTAATAATTCTGTTTTATACCCTGTAGACATATATGCAGGAGCTAATTCAGCTGAAACTGCAATAACAAACCAACATGTTTTTTATATTCAATCAAATAAAGCAAGAAGAATATTAAATACGGACATGTATTTTTATATAAAAAATCAACAAACCTTTAGACAGTCCCCTAAACCTACGGATGCAGAATTTTTATATCCTGTAACTGCTGATTTTATAGGAACCTTTAGCTCTGGCCCCCCTATAAACACAGAAGAAGATCTTCGTAAAACTACTTTAGAAATTAATAGGTATGATGGAGGGCCAGTAACTAGTTTAATAGGTTTTGACACAGGAAATGTGATAGAAGATATAGGAGTTTCACCCTTAACAGAGTATTAAAAAACATAATTTATGCCTAATCATTATAACGACTCACAAGGACTAACACCAGAAGAAATTTTCAATGCTGAAAATGAAGAAGAACAAGGATTTCAGATTCAAACTATTGCTGAAGAAGGAAATACAGATTCTCTTGTTATAGACAGTTTAACTTCAAAAGTTATTGATAAAAGCTTTGGTAGAGGAAGTGATTATATAGAATTACATATATATAATGTTAACGACGAGTTAATACAATCTGAAAATAATTTTACTGAATATACAATAGTTTTAGACAATTCAGATGGGTCTCAAAGTAATTTAAACCCTCCAGGCTCTGGAATGACCTCTACAATAGAAATTAACCCTGTTCAAGTATTAAGAAATAGAGGATTTAGTGCTGGTAAATTTAAACTTAAACTTAATATTTTAAGAAACAAAATATTTAATTCAGACCAGGCTCCTTTTACAATTAAAGAAATTTCTAGTAATAGAAAAGAAATAAGAGCAACCTCTATACATACTATTAATAGTACTTTTGATAATGCTATTGGTACCTTTATATCAGAATTAGAATCAGCAGTATACTTTAAAGAATTTTCTCTTAACTTTGGAAATGATATACTATTACCTTCTATAAACATTTTATTAAATTCAAGACCTCAAAAACACGAAGTTTTATTAAAAACATTAAATGTACTTCCTAATAATGTTAGAACTACATTATCATTTAAAGTAGTAGAAGAAATAGTTGACCCTTTTATTTTAGATGTAGATTTAGGGGAAACACAATTAGTAGATAATACTATAGACTTAAGAGGACCTAACTTTTATATAGATATAAGACAAAATAACTCTATTCCTTCAGGCTTTAAAAGTTATGATGACATATTAAGTTATAATATAACATCTTCATACCAACATTTATTAAGTAAATTAGAAGATTCTACTATAGATCTAAATATAGAGTATGATTACGTTAGACCTGTATCTGAAAGTAGTGAAGAACAAACTTATCATTTTGAAAATTTTACCCATTTTAGTAGTGCTGTTGAAAGATTAAAAAACTTTAGATATAAACTAAAATTAATCGAAAAATATGATGCAAATATAAGTGAAATAAATAAAATTACAGGACCCACTTCTTCTTCTATACATACTTTAAATAATAAAAAAGATATAAATAAGAAAAAAGAAAACCTAATACAAGGGTTTGATGGGTATGAACAGTTTTTATATTTTACTTCAGGAGCTTATGCATGGCCTAAACAAAATACTTTAAAACCTTATATTTTATATTCAGTAACTTCTTCAGAAGCTAAAACATGGATAGGTAATGAAAGTTCTATTGCTAATAGTTCTTTTTATGGAGGTCAGTTATTGTCTGCTTCTTTATTTGATAGACAAAATGAATATAATTTAAATAAACTTATACCAAGTCATATAGCTGATAATGAAAACAATGCTTTATATGTTAATTTTGTAGATATGGTAGGTCAACACTTTGACCATATGTGGACTTACATGAAAAAAATAACAGAAGTTCATAATTCAGGTAATAATAAAGGTATTTCTAAAGACTTAGTATATTATCAATTAAAAGCTTTAGGAATAGAAACTTTTGATCAATTTGAAAATGCTAATTTAATAGAATATCTATTAGGAATGGGATCAGGAAGTAGTACTTATGACCCTGAATTTGTTTATGGTCCTCAACACTATGCTTCAGGATCAAATATTTTAGGATATACAAAAGCTTCAGAAACTATAGTTACAGCTTCAAATGAATCTATTCCAAAAGAAGATATAACAAAAGAAGTATGGAAACGTTTATACCATAATGCTGCTTATCTTTTAAAAACTAAAGGAACAAAAAGAGGAATAAGAGCATTAATGAGTTGTTATGGAGTTCCTTCAACAATATTAAACATAAAAGAATATGGGGGTTCTACTCCCGTAGTAGGAGGACCTTTAAAAGATATAAATCTAGCTGATTACTATAAAACATTCAAATACCAAAAGTCAGGAATGGCTATAAAAGGAACTACCTTAGGACAAACAAATAAATACTTTATAGAAACCCCTTGGTCTTCATCCGCTGTATATGAACTATCTTCCTCAGCTAAAACAATAGAATTTAGAATTAAACCTGTTAGAGAGGGAACAGCTGCAGACTCTAATCAGCTATTAATGGCAATGTCTGGTTCAATCCCCTTACTAAAAGATAATTCATTAGCTTTAGTTTTAATTCCTTATAGTGGAGTTGATATATCAACTGTAGATGACTATAAAAATCATGGTAGAATAGATTTATATAGTGGTAGTAATTTAGCAGCTTCTACGGCAAATATGCCTATATTTGATGGAGACTTTTGGAATATATTTATAGGAACTGATGGTACCTCAGGAAGTAATTCTACTACTACATTTGGAGCTTATAAAGCTAATTTTCTTGGAAATATACACTACTACACAGCTAGTGTAGCCCAAACAGAAGTATCAAGAACATATTCTTGGGGAGATCCTTATCTTAATCCTGGACATATTACTAATATATCTAAAGGAGTACATAACATATTTTTTGGTGGTTTTAACGCAGGTGTTGATAGTCCTTATAATACTTATGCTACTTTAGGATATTCAGGTTCGCTTCAAGAAATAAAATATCATTTTCATCAAAGCCAATCATATGAGATGTTATCACATATTACTCTAAAAAAACACGCTTTAGAGCCTTTTATGTATGGAGGTAACCATCCATCTTCTTCGTTTAAAGAAGTAGTTTTAAGATTACCTTTAGGGAGTAATGATCATAAAGATAGTTCTAGTTTCCATCCTAATATAGATGTAGATTATTTAGGAGGAGGAACAAGTAGTATGACTAGTTTTACTTGGGATGAAGTAATAGAAGACCACCATTTACCTACTCCAGATACTATAGGACCTTCATGGACAAGTGAAAAAGTTAGAATAGATCAAGGGACAATTGAAGATAATATATTATCTCCTTTTAATAAATTAGAAACATCTGTATTAGATAGACAAGCTCCTGATTATCCTGATTTAGGTATTTTCTTTTCTCCTACTCATGAATTAGATGAAGATATTATTTATACTTTAGGAAGCTTTAGAATGGACGATTATATAGGCGATCCATTACCTTCAGCACAATCATCTTCTAACTATAATGACTTAAAAACATTACAAAAGTTTTACTTCCAAAAAGTAAAAACTAAATATAATGTATGGGACTATATGAAACAAATTAGAAATATAGACCATACTTTATTTAAAATGATAGAACAGTTTGTTCCTTTTAAAGCTAAACTAAAAGATGGTTTATTAATAGAACCTAACATTTTAGAAAGAAATAAAATCCCAAGAAAAGGATTCCCTAAAAGATCAGATGGCCAAACATTAATAACAGGTTCTCACCAAACATTTGAATTCCAAATAACAACAGATCTTGTAGACAATAAATTAGTCCAAATAGCTTCTTCATCTAATCCAAACACAGCAGCAGGACAATATGAACCTGGTTCTTATGTAATTTATCATGATGCTATAACAAAATCTACTTCTAGTAAAGGATTAAGAGAAAAAGAAGAAAATAATGCTACTATACACATATATGATGATTATGTAGATCCTTTTAAAGGAGACCCTCATAAAGAAAACAACCATGCTTGTCAAGCACCTATTAAACCCTATAATTCAAACCCACAAGGTGTAGGGTCAGCAGAAATAGGCTCAACTTTTGTAATTGAAGGATACCAAATCACAGACACTAACCAAGTACCTAAAACTCATATACCCCGAGCATCATCTATTTTATTAGGGAATGTACAAAATGGAAGAAAATCTAATAAGTATTATAAATACACAAGATATTATTTAAGAACATCAAGTTTATATTAAAATAAAAAATATGCCTCATAATCCAATAAATAATAATCCTAGTTTTGGTCCTTATGATTACCATCAAGTTAGACCAGGTACAACAGAATACGTATCTCATAGTTTTGATGAGAGAATCTTAACAGAAGCAGAATTTGATGATGCTTTGATTGATCAAACATGGTGGAAAAGACAAAGATATGAAGGATCTAAAGCAACAGCAGAAAGTATTAACAAATACACTGATTCTAAATTTGTAGGAGTAGGTTCAGCTTCTATAGGAGACACCTTTACAGTTGGTGATTTTACAGATTGGCCTGGAGATATAACCTACCAAAATTTACCTACAGTTCAAAATGTATCTACAGCTTTATATATTGCTAATACAGTTATTGGAGGAACAGAAGATCCTCAATTTGCTACTTTAAAAAATCATTCTTATGTAAGTGTTAATAAAATTTTATTTGTTAATCTTAATGATAATAGTGTTACTGTTGTAAATAAAACAACAGAACCATATGAAGAATTTCATAGATTTTTAACAAATGATTTCCCTACAGGAAATAGAGCAACAGCAAAACTTATAGATGAAAGTATTAGTAATAATATGACTGAAACTTATAGAGTAAAAATGAATAAAGGGTTTTTACTTAAAAGTTTTAAATTTGTTCATGCAGGTGAATTTTATGGAATGGATACAGGAAGTCTTCCAGGTACTGATGTTCTTACATTTAATAATTCAATGTATTTATATAAATCAGGATCTATATATAATGATTATGTTAGAACAGGTTCAGATTCTCATGTTGCATTAACTGATGCCGTTGCTGAACGTCAAGCTAATATTCTTAGATTTAGATATGGAGTAGTAGAAATGGTACCAAAACAACCAGTGGGCCAACCTAAATTTTCAGCTCAAGCAGTAGGTCCTTCATTTAATTCATCTTCTATTATTCAAAATAAATTTACCGAACAATATTATAGTGGAAGTTTTGGTTTAATTAGTGGAAGTAGTGTAGGAACTACTTACCCTGAAGTATTAGGTAATTTAGGATTAGGTTCAGCTAGTAGATTTATAGGAAAAGACACTTTAACATTTTTAGCTCAAAATAATTCTGATGTTGATTTAACAGAACAAGAAAAAACAGAAGTGCATATTACCTTTTTTGAAGGTACTAAAGATTTTGCTCCAGGAAAACACGATGAAAGAAGTATAGCTACTTTTGAAGTAGACCAAAAAAGAGAAAATAGTGATATAGGAGATTTTTGTGGTGACTATTTACCTAGAAACCATGAAATTTTATTTAAAGGTAGAGATGATAATAGGTTTTTACCTACTATATCTACATATTTCGATAGTGTTTATAATGCTCATCCAGAATCTGTAAGTGGAAGTCAAGGATGCCCTGCTATTAATACTACATCAACTGGAGATCCTTTACCTCATGGACTTTCTTCTGATTATCTTGAAGATGCACAAGTATATGTTCAAGGAGGAGCTTTAGGAGAAGTAGGATATATAGGAGTTGTTTCAGGTAATGTTGCTGGTTATGGTGATAGTCAAGAACCAAATATGAATAAAGACCATTATATTTCAGGGTCTTTTGGATATGAATTATCTTTTTTAGATAAAAGTCATACCTTAATATTAAATTTAAATAAAGAAGCAGAACTGTTTGATGGTATCGGAGAAAAAGGAATGGTGTTAATTCCTGAAAATATTCACCCCCAAGTACAAAACAACATTGAATATTATTTAGCTCAAGCAGGACTAATAGATGAAACAAATAGTAATTTACAAACCTTTAATCTTTCTTAAAAATATATATATTTATAATAAAATACAATAACTATGGGATATTTAGATAACAGTTCAATTACAGTAGACGCGGTTTTAACTAAAAGAGGCCGTGAATTACTATCAAAAAACAATAATAATGGTAATGGTAGCAGCAAATTTCAAATTACAATGTTTGCTTTAGGAGATGATGAAATAGATTACTCATTATTTAATGAAAGCCACCCAAACGGTACCCAATACGCTGCAGAAGCAATTGAAAATATGGCTTTAATTGAAGCAATACCTAATGGGTTGTATTCAATGAATTCTAAACTAATAACTTTAGGAAGAGGATCAAATTCTATTCCTTATATTGTTCCTAGTGTAGATTCAGTAGGAGCAAATGGTACTTTTATACAAGGAGATGCTATAACATTTTCAGGTCAAACTAAAAACTTTTCAGGTCAGGGTACTACACTTGAGGAAGAATATGTATTTACAATTACAGATGTTAGATTAGCGGGACATTGGGGACAACCAGGAGGAACAGCAGGAACAGAACCAACTGGAACCTACTTAGAAGCATTTTCTACGGTTACACACTCTAGATCAATTCAAGGCCCAAATGCTCAACTTGTAGCTACAGATTTAGATACTTTATTTCCAACAACAGGATATCAAAGAACTTGTAATGTAATTATGGAAGGAGTAGTATCAACAGCTCGAGTAGTAATTCCTGTAACTATAACAGCAGACTAAAATATAAAATATAATGTATACACGATTTAATCAAACACAAGATATTGTTTCAGAACAAGCTCAAGAACTAATAACTTCTACATGGACTGATAATACTAACAACTTAGCATCAGCTCATACTTCATCAGTACAAGCAGATTTCTCTACACCTACAAGTTCAGGACATTTTTATTTAGACGTTTACAATAAACAAACATCTGACGTAACTTCTGAAGTACAATATTCTATTGCATACGGACATAGATATGGATCAGGTTCTCCTGATTTTACTAATGACACCGGTTCATTTGGGTTAGGGGCTTCAAAAGTTACTTATAACCAATATAGACAACTTCATTTTGGAAATGACCTTGATTCCCAAGGTAATACTCAATTTTTTGAATTTGGTGACCATACACCTGATGGTATTTATGTAATAAATATAAATAGGTCTAGATATAAAAATAGACTTACTTTAGGTTCTTTAAATTTAAAAATTTCAGGAACAGCACATGGACAAGATGTATCTGCAGATCAAGTAATTGAACTTACAGATGATAGTGTTACTGTAGGAACATCAGTTGATACTAATTTAGGCCCTAGATACAATATTGTATCTGGATCAAATGGTGTTTTAAGTGGCTCTAATCTTAATCAATTAACTATTAATAATAGTGGTTCTAGATTTGGTCATTATTACCCACATGCAGGAATTATAATTTTAAATGGAGATGCTTTTAAAGGTTCATTAAGACCTGTTACTTCTTCGGGAGCTCAAAATTTTGATGATGATAATCTAGATAAAAATACAGAAAGATTATATAGACATATTTCAGGAGCAGGAACATTTATAGTAGATACTACAGAACAAGTAACTTCAACATTCTTCTTCTGTAGAGCAACTAATGGTGCTTTTAATTATACCAATAACTCTTCATTTGTAGATGCAAATGGTAATATTAGACATGAAACTATGAAACTTAACCCTAAAACTTTCATAACTACCGTTGGACTATATAATGATGCCTTCGAATTATTAGCAGTAGCTAAATTAAGTCAACCAGTCGCTAAAGATTTTACAAAAGAAGCACTTATAAGAGTAAAATTAGACTATTAAAATGTTATTTAAATGGCATCGTACGTCTATAAAAAATTTACTAATCAAGACTATAGGACAACTTCCTTTAATGCTCATAAACAGTATAATTTCAATTCAGCTTCAGCAGCTTCTAACAGTGTAAGTATATATAACACTCGTTGGACATCAGAATCTGTATCTGTTCATAGTAGTGCAAGCTCTAACCCTGAAGGAATATTTGATAGAATTAATACTATTAAATATAATCAATTAGATTTTTTGTTTTATAAAGACTATAAATCAAATTTTATTAATTTAAGAGACTTTATTGATCCTAAAAAACAAAGAAGAGAACTATACGAAAAAGCAAATATTATTTCTATCCCTTCAGGCTTATATGGTTCTGAAATAAAAAAATCTTCTTTTTATTTAAGTTCTAGTACGTATGAAGTTGTAGATGATTCTTATGGCAATTTAATAATTAGTGGTACTAATTTAAATGATTATCCTACGGATGTTGATGAAAATGTATTTCAATTAGGTCCTGTTAAAGGGTTTAAAAAATATGATTTAAGTATATATGATGGTTATGCTAAAACAACTTATTATCATCTTCCAGGAGTAGAATCAATTCCTGCTTTTGGACATACAACTCCTGTACATATGGGAGTACTTAATGAATACTGGAGACAAGGACAAATCAACCCTGCAGCTTCTCAATCATATACTTCTCCTACATCGTATCAAACAGGAAAGTGGATAGATAGAGATGGAGATGATAGTTATTTTAATAATTTTATTAGTTATGAAAAAGTAACTTTTTCAACTTCTTCTTTAGGAAGCAATTCATCAAATTTTTCTTCTATTGTTTTTAATAGTTATTCACAATCATATATTTCATCTCCTAATAGTACTAAATATAATTTTAATAGTGATGAAGATTTTGCTATTTCATTTTGGATAACCCCTAAAGCAACAGGGTCTCAAAATAATATATCTAATTTAGAAAAAAGGTATATAATAGCTAAAAGTGGAACCAAAACAGTTTTCCCTAATGTAGATCACCTTCCTGTTGGAATGGTAGCAACAGCTTCTTTAGCAGAAGAAGGACCACAATATCCTTTTGAAATATTTATGATAAGTCAATCATTATATTTTTCAAGATCAGATGGAGACCAAATAATAGTTGTAGATGCTGAAATAACCTCTAGTGATTCTGTTCAAAAAACATCTCATGTTTTATGTCAAAGTTCTGCTTCTAAATTAGAACTTTATATTGATGGTATAAAAAAAGTTTCTCAAACTTATTACTTATCAGGTTCTACTAAAAATAATGCTAATTTATACATAGGTTCAAAAGGACCTTTAAATACTTCAGTAGACAGTGGATCTAGAGATTTAGGAATAGGATCAGCACCTATAGGAGATGGGTTTAACGTAGAATATTTTTCAACTAATTATGATATGTGGAGATATGATCAACGTAATAAACACTTTAATGGAGAATTAAGTAACATAAATATATGGAATAGACCTTTTACTGCAACTCAAGTAGAAAATATATCAGAAAGCATAAATGGTTCACCTTATATAGGAAACATATTTTATAGAATGGGGTTTGCTACAATTACTCATCCTAAATATAATAAAATAGCAAGAGGAGAAGGATCATACATAGGAAATATGGAAATAGGTGATAGTCAATTCTATAATCCTTTTATAGTAGGAGGAGGAATCGATGATGGAATCAACACAATACAATTTCAAGGAACCCATTTAATACATGAACACGAATATGTTTGTCATATCCAAGAACACGAATATAACCATACAACTAATATAACAACAAGAAAAACAAGAGAAGGAAGTCCTTATGATATGGCAGATTTTACAACAAGTTCTTTCTTTCAACCCCATATAACAACAATAGGATTATATAATGAAGCTCATGAGTTATTAGTAACAGCTAAATTAGGACAACCTATAAGAGTCCCTGAAAATACAGATTTAACATTTGTTTTACGTTGGGACACATAAAATTACACTTTTTAAGAATTTTATATATGTATAACAAAACAATTATAATAAAATAGAACACTATGGCTAGTAATGTAACAAGAGATAATCTAAAAGGATATTTTAATACAGGTGATCAACCTACAGAATCAAATTTTGAAGATTTAATAGACAGTAATCTCAACATAACAGATGGAGGAACAGTAACAGGAAATACTGTATTTTCAGGCCATGTGTCAGGTAGTTCAGGTTCTGTATATCTTAGTGGGTCTATTCATAACACAACACATCAAATGACATTAAGAGGAGCAGGAGCACTTACAGGTTCTGCTTATTCATGTAAAACAGCAAATATTAATGGAGAAACTATTACTACAATATTAGTAGATATTGAAGGAATGAAATCTAAAAATGATGAGGGTGATGTAATTGGAATTGCAGGAACCACTAATTCTTATTTAATGAAATGGCAAGATGATATTCATGGCGTGTGTTATAAATTAGAAATGGCTTGTATTGAAGCACCAACAGGAGGTACTGAAGATATAGATTTAAGAGCAAATTCATCAGCAACTGCAACTTATGATACTGATGGTAGTGCTTATACTGCTTTAATAACTACAGGAGAAGATTGGACTATAAGAATGAGAAAAGGATCACTTGCTGGAGTAGGTACTTTTGAAGCTCCTACATCAGGTGCTGCTATTGTATCAACAACACCTGCTAATAATGATTACTTATATTTAGTAGCAGGAGATGCAGCAACAGACGGTGTTTATACTGCAGGTAAATTTATAATTAAACTTTACGGAGTAAAAGCAGACTTTAGCTAAAATTTTAAAGAATGAAATGGTTATATAAAGGATCAGAGATCAATGAGATTTCTGACTTACCAAACAATGCCTTTGGCTTTGTTTATCAAACAACTCACTTACCTACAAATAAAAAATACATTGGTAAAAAATCCCTAATGTATAATTTAAAGAAAAAATTAGGTAAAAAGGAAAAAGCACTTTGGGAAGGTAAAGGTAGACCTCCTGTCTATAAAAGAGTACTTAAAGAAAGCGATTGGAAAAATTACTATGGTTCACATGGTTTTATTAAAGAAGCAAATAAAGAAGATTTAAAAAGAGAAATCTTAGAAATTGCTTACTATAAAAAAGAATTGACTTACCTTGAATGTAAGTATCAGTTTACGCTTGGTGTGCTTGAAAGTAGATCTTACCTTAATGACAATATTCTCGGTAAATTCTTCGATAAAGATTTTGTTTAGTTACTTATTTTTCATACAATCATAGTATGAAGGAAGATCTTTTAAAACAACTATTAGAATCTGTATTAGGTAGAAGTAAATCAGCTAGAGGAGGTGATGAAGCAGTATTTACTTGCCCTAGTTGTAACCATCATAAGAAAAAACTTACATTTAATTTACAATCACAAAAATTTCAGTGTTGGGTTTGTGGTTATAAGGGTCATAGGGCTTATCAATTACTTAAAAAATCTAAAGCTTCTGCATCTTACTATTCAACCTTAAAAGAAATAGACAGTCAATATAATTTTAAACAACAAATAGTTAAAAAAAAAGAATCAACCTTTAATTTACCTGAAGGTGTACAACCTTTAATTTCTTCATCTGCTATATTGTCAAAACATGCTTTACATTATTTAGATCAAAGAGGCATATCACAACAAGATATAGTTAAATACAACATACATTACAGTGAACAAGGTGATTTAAAAAATATGGTAGTAATTCCCTCATATGATGCAGATGGTATGATTAATTATTATGTGGGTCGTTCGTTTGATAAAAACGCGTATATTAAACATAAATTGGCTCCCACCACAAAGGACATAATTGGTTTTGAAATGTATATAAACTGGGATTTACCGTTGATTTTATGCGAGGGAGCATTCGATGCAATGACTATTAAACGTAATGCAATACCTTTATTTGGTAAAAAAATATCTTCATCATTAATGAAAAAAATTATTGAAAGTAATGTTGAAAAAATATATCTTGCATTAGATGATGATGCTTTAAAAGATGCTCTTAAACATGCTGAAACTTTTATAGGCTATGGAAAACGTGTTTATTTTATAGAAATGCAAGGTAAAGATCCTAATGAATTAGGATTTAAAGAATTTACAAAATTATTACATAAAGCTAAAGAACTTACAACTTCAATTTTAATGAA